AAAACTGCGCGAACGGCGCGCCAAGTGCGTGGCTGATGCCCAGGCCTTGATTCCCAAGGACGGGCAGAAGATCCCAGCTGAGCAGCGGCAGAAATTCGATGGCTTCATGGCTGAGGCTGACGAGCTCAAGGCAACCATCGATCGCATGGAACGCGCCAACGACGCCGACGCCGAACTACGCTCGACTGAAAAACCGCCGGAAGCGCAGCCTGGTGCTGCTTCGATCAAGCAGCTCACTGCCGGCGACGATCCCGACCTTCACGCCCAAATCGTCAAGCGCTACCTCGAGCATGGCGAAGACGGTCTTACAACTTCAGAGCGCCAGATGGCGCAGCCTTTCATCGACCGCGACAGAAAGCATCGCACTGCTTTCCGCGATTACCTGCGCAACGGCCTAAATGACATGAAGCCCGAGAACCGGGCCATCCTGCAGGAATTCCGCGACATGGGCGTGGGTACCGGCAATCTCGGCGGCTACTTCGTGCCGCAGGGTTTCGTGTACGACATCGAGCAGGCCCTGAAGTATTACGGAAACATGCTCGGCGTCGCTACTATCCTGGATACTGCCACCGGCAACCCGCTGCCCTATCCGACCGACAACGATACGACCAATATGGGCGCGATCGTGGGTGAAGGCGTGCAGGTCACCACCCTCGACGTCTCCATTGGCCACATCGTTTTCGGCGCTTTCAAGTTCACCACTCAGATGGTGAAGGTCAGTTTAGAACTGCTTCAAGACAGCGCTTTTGATATGGAAAGCTACCTCAAGCAGAAATTCGCCATTCGCCTGGGCCGTATTCTCAACAATAAATTCACGGTGGGCGTCGGCACCACCGAACCGTTGGGCATTATTCCCGCAGCCACCGCGGGCCCGACGGCCATCGGCTCCTCGACCAATACAGGTGGCGCCGAAACTGGCGGCACGTCAATCGGTACCACCGACCTGGTGGAGCTCGAGCACTCCGTTGATCCGCTCTATCGGCGCGGCGCGAAGTACATGATGCACGACACGACTTTGAAGAAGATCAAGGAGCTGCTCGATAAGTACGGCCACCCGATCTGGCTGCCGGGGATCGCGACCAATGCGCCCGATACGATTCTGGGCTACCAGTATTCGATCAACAACGATATGGCGACGATTGCTCTCAACGCCAAGACGGTCGCCTTCGGCGCCCTCGATAAGTACCTGATCCGGCGCGTGAAAGAATTGGCGGTATTGCGCCTGGTTGAAAGGTTCGCTGACTATGGGCAGGTCGCGTTTCTCGGATTTGCTCGATATGATGGGAATCTGCTCGATGCCGGCACGCATCCCGTAAAATTTTTAGTTCAAGCAGCTTCGTAAAAACCGCTGGCAATCCAGGTGTGTCAGCTCCTCTGACCCCCGGGGGCCGGTTTCTCTCTTCTCCTCATTTCCCGGCCCTCGGGTCTTTTTTCGAGGTTTAGCCATGTTGATTAGAATTACAGCGTTCCCGGGCGTAATAGGCAGCGTCATTGACGTAACTCCCGCTGTCGCGCGGGCGCGGATCGGCGGCAAGACGGCTGTGGCTTTCAGCGTGCCGAAAGCGGAAACGGCCGCGCTCGAGCCCGGCGATCGTGCCGCAGGCCTGCGCCGCACGGCACCCAAGATTGAAGCACCGCCTGGACGCGGCGCTGGCGGCCGGTTCCTCAAGCGGCACTGAAACCATGAAGTATGGTCAACCGTGGAGACTCCTGACGAGTTGGTACGGTTGACTTATAAGGTCTCGCCCGCCCTAGGCGATCATCTGACCCTGCATATTGCCACCTGTCACGACTGCAAAATGGGCGCCCCACCGCGCTCGCTCTGCGCCGCCGCGCAGCGTCTGATCATCGATTCCATCACCATCGAGGTTGCCGATGGCAGCGATCCAGATTGAGACTCAGCCCCAGGCGGAACCGGTGACGCTTACCGATACCAAGAACCATCTGCGCGTCTCGATCATCGCCGATGACACCATCATCCAGAGCTACATCCAGGCGGCGCGCGAAGATGTAGAGGCCTTTCTCAGCCGTAGTCTGGTCAATAAGGGTTACCGGCAGAGTCTCGATTCTTTCCCGTATTACACCGACACGGTGATGAGCCAGATGGCGTTTCCGCCCTCCTACTACGCACTGCCGCGCTACTCGACCACGCTCTGGAATTATTCGCAGATGATCAAGCTCTTCCGTTCACCCCTGGTGAGCATTCAGCGGCTTTCGTATCTCTCATCGGGCGATTCGCAATGGCACGACCTTCAAGGAGCTTCGATTCTGACCTGGCAGCCGGGCGCCACGGGCGATTTTCTTTTCGATCCCGATTCCGAGCCGCCGCGCATCTTTCCCCTGCCCGGCCAGTATTGGCCGAGCGTCCTCTACGTGCCGAACGCCGTCCAGATCCACTACACCGCCGGCTATGGCAATGACGGCACCAATGTTCCCGCCGCCGCGCGCATTGCGGTGATGCAGCAGGTCGGGAACTATTACGAGCACCGCGAGACGACGACGCCGGCTAACCTGCGCGAGGTCCCGGCGCTTACCCAGAATCTGCTCTGGAGTCTGCGCGTGCTTGATTTTGCGGCTACTCGAGGCTAGATGCGTCCTGTTATCGAAGCCGGTAAATTCCGCCACGTGATCCAGATCGTGCAGCCCAATCCGCAGCAGGATACTTTCGGCGGCACGCTGCCGGGCGGCACGGCGATATCGACCGAACGCTGCTCTATCGAGGCCATTACCGGCAAGGAGCTCTTCGCCGCCCAGGAAGTGATCGCCCAGGTCACCCACAAGATCACGCTGCGTTACAAGCCGTATATCAAAGCCAACCTGCTAGTCTGGTGGACGCAGCCGGATTCGTCGGTCCGCGAGTTCCAGATCCAGCACGTGCAGGACCCGGACGGCGTGCACTGGGTGCAGTATCTGCTCTGCCTCGAGCGTAACGACTCCCAGCAACCGACAGCTTCATAAATGGCAGACCTCGTCTCCGTCGAAGTAAAAGGCGCCAGGGATCTGGCGGACCGTTTCGAGCTGGTGCCGCGCAATATCGCCCGGTCCATCATGCGCCGCGCGATCAAGCCCGCTGCCCAGGTGATCCTCGACGAAATGATCCAGCGGGTGCGGCGGCGCACCGGCTGGCTCGCGCAGCACCTGGCCATGAATTTCTCCACCCGGGCTCGCGGCGACGGTTCCGTAGCCGGCAGCGCGCGTATCGGGCCGCTGCGCACGAATTACCCGATCCGCCACGGCGAGCGCCGGTTCAAGGATGGCAGCCTCGCCCGCGGCAGCACCATCTCGGCGGCCTCGGTTGCGCACTACCTGGAATTCGGTACGCGCAAGATGCCGGCTTATCCCTTCATGCGGCAGAGCTTCGAAAGCCGCAAAGACCAGGCGCTCAATGTATTCACCGCCAACGCCAAGGCTGGTCTAGACGAAGGTTCGCGCTGATGCTGCAGGAAGGCCTCTACTCGCTCCTGATTTCGACCTCGAGCATTACCGACCTTACGGGTACCCGCGGCATCTTTTCCGGTAAGGCACCGGAAACGCCAGTGCTGCCGATTGTCGTGCTCGAGCAGATCGGCGGCGAGGGTATTCCGGTCTTCGAAGGCATCAGCGCTCTGCGCAAGGCGCGTCTCACGTTTTCCTGTTACGCCAATTCGAATCAGGGCGTGAAGCAACTGATGAAAGCCGTGCGTGACCTGCTGGACGGTTATAAGGGCGTACTGCCGGACGGCACCGACGTGGATCTTGGCCAGGTGATCCTCGAGACCGGCAGTTTTGAGTTCGCGCCCTTTATCTACCGGGCTCCATTGGATATCGAATTCTGGTTCCGCGAACCATAAACTTCAGGAGGAAACGACGATGGCAAGCAAGGCATTTGCAGGACGAGGCTCGGCACTGGAACTTGGGACCGGCGGCGCTACGCCGACGTTTACCAAGATCGCCGAGCTGAAAAAAATTACCCGCGGCGGCAGTAAAGCGGACATGGCCGACGTGACCAACATGGACTCGGGCAATTATCGGGAGTTTCTGCCTACGCTGCTGACCGCCGGCGAGATCAGCTTCGAAGGCAATGCCGTGCCGAGCGATGCCACCCAGCAATCGCTGCAGGCGCAATTCGATACTCAGGCGCTCAGTCCCTGGAAGATTCTCCTGCCGGCAGTCGGGTCTCCTCCGGCATCGCAGGGCGGCTATACCTTCAACGCTTATGTCAGCGCCCTCGACCTGCCGGATCTGCAGGTAGACAAAGAGGCGACCATCGCCGGCAAGCTCACCATCACCGGCTCGGTAACCTACAATGCGACGCTGACCATGAGCGCCGAGAAGGCGGCATGATTTTACAACCTGTTTTTATGGCTTGTGAACCGGGAACTTGAGGGATTCGATCTTGGCGTCGAAGTATAACTTCAGGCCATTAAGTTGAGTCGTAAACTTCTCGTCCATCGCTTTGAACTTTTCATCGACCCCTTTGAATTTCTCGTTCATCAAGGCCATAAGCGAATCGATCTTGGCATCAAGCCTTTTTTCAACGCCGTCGAGATAGTACTTGAGAAAGCCGGCCAGCGCCAGAAATAACGTGGCCAAAGCAAAGAATAGCTGATTGATGCTCATATCTTCTCATGCTACGCCGTATGACAACGTACGGACAAGTGCCATACTTAGGAATTAATAAGGGAGGAAATCCTTTTGAATCCACACTCTAACGGCGCCTGGCGAAAGCGGGTGGCGCCTTCCGTGCCGCTGAAGCTTGATCTTGCCGAAGAAGGCGGCGGCCGGCTGAAGCTTGATCTCGAGCTTGTATTCGACTTCAACGCCATCGCAGCCGTCGAAACTGAAACGGGGACCAACGTGCTCACCGGCGATATCTGGCAGAACCTGAATGGGACCAGCCTCAGCGTTCTGTTCTGGGCGGCATTGCGCGCCCGCCAGCCTGGCCTGGCCGGTGCCGAAGGCCTCGAGATCGTCCGCTCCTACATCGACGTCAGCAACGCGGCGCAAATCACTCTGGCCGTCCAGGAATCGTTCCTCGTGTTCCTGGCGCCGGAGGCGCGCGAGCGGCTGCGTGCGGTAAACCCTCCGCTGCCGGCGGCGACGCCCGAGGCGAACCCGCCGGCTGGTGCGATCTCTGGGCTGTCGCCCGCTATGACCTCGGCCTCAGCGGCGACGAATTCGGCGAATTGACGCACGCGCAGTTCGACGCCCTCCTCAAGCGGCGCGATCATCGGGATCGCAGCGCGCGGCTGCGGTCGGCGATGGTGGCCGCCAGCATTTACAATGCAAATCCTTTCCGATCGCGCGATGCCGAAGTTGTATCGCCCCTTGATTTCCTGGCGCCCGAAGAGCGCCGCGAGCTCGAACCGCCGCAGACTCCCGAGGAGCAGGTGAATATACTCACCGAAATCTTCGGCTGCGGTCCGGGCAAACCCTCAAAGGTAGCCTAAATGGCAAACATACTCGGATCACTCCTTGTTTTGCTGCGCGCCGATACGGCGGAATTCAGCGCCGGCATGAGCAAAGCCTCGCGCGAGGCAAAAGCTGCGGGGAGGGAGATCGAAGAATCGTTCTCCCACCTGGGCGGCATCGTCTCGTCTGCCTTGGCTCCCTTCGGCGAGCTCGGGGCGAAGATCTCAGAAACCTTCGCCAAGGTGGGGGAATCCGCCAGCGCCGCCCGGGTAAGTACTGGTGCCATGGGCGCGGCAGCGGCTGGCGCGGTGGCAGGTCTTGTGGGCATGGGTGGTGCTCTGATAGCGTCGGCGATCCATGCCGCCGAGGTTGGTAATCAGATCTACGAAATGCACCAGAAAACTGGTCTGGCTACGAATACGCTCGAAGGTCTGATGGCAGTTACCAAGGTGACCGGTGGGAGCTTCGAGGGGCTCGCGGCCAGCCTGGTGCGAGCGGAAGCTAACCTTACTAAAACTCAGCTTGCAGGCGATAAAGCGAACAGGATTCTCGTTGGCATTCAGGGTGGGGCCAAGGGCGTCGCTGAATTAGGCCTGAAGCCGATGGACGACAGGCTGCAGATCGTTCTGAAGCGCATTTTCGATATGAACGATATCGGTCAGCGCAATCTGGCGTTGACTGCGCTACTGGGCAAGGGTTGGATTTCCAATAGCGAAGCCCTCGAGAAGTTTGCTACCAGCGCCGATCATGGCGCGGCATTGGCTAAGCAATTAGGCCTGAACATGGACGCCGAGAAGGCCCATGCGATGGTCATCCAGATGAACCAGCTGAAGGCCGAACTTGACGGCGTGTCGCTCTCGATCGGCAGCAAGCTGATCCCGGACATCGCCGGCGCCGTGGCTGGCATGAATGCCTGGCGGCCGGTCGTGCATGGTCTCGGCCAGGAACTTCTCGATTTCGGAAAGCTGGCAATCCATCCCGGAACCGTGGGTGCCACGGAAGCGATGGCGGATTTCCTGAAACAGCGGCAGGGCATCACCAAAGCGCTGAACGATTCCGTGGCTTCGGCGATGGCGGATGCCAGGGCACTCTCTGCCGATACCGACCAGACGAATAAGCTGACAGGTGCCACCAAAGAACATCAGACCGCACTTGAACGCGCCGCGAAGGCTTCTCATGATTTCTGGGAGGAATACAACGCCGGGTTGACGACCGCCAGCGAGAAATTTCCCAAAGTGATTTCCTTCCAAGAGCAGCTTAACGAAGCGCTGCATGCCGGCCAGGTCCAGATGCCTACCGGCGAATGGCGTGATATCCCGCCGTCGGCTCGCCAACTGATGGAACAGATCCACGAGCTTCACGCCGGTGAGATTGCTAAAGGCCCACCCGGAGGCCTCGATCCCTTCGGCCAAATGGCTGCTTCCGCGGACAGGGCGATCCTGCCCATTCAAAACCTGAATTTTGAAATGAACCAGATCATGAAAATCGACCCCAACGCCGTTAGTCCCCTTCGCGGAGCTTTTGATAGATTTTTCCGAGAAGTCAGCGAAGACGGGGCCAATACTAGTGGCAAACTGATTGAATCTTTCCGGAACTTTACTGGCAATGTTTCGCAGGAGCTTGCGAGCATGGTGGTTACCGGCCGCACCAACTTCCGTTCGCTGTTTCGGGGCCTCGAGCAGGAAGTCCTGCAGTCCGGTATTCAGGCGATTTTTGCCAAATTGGCGGCTTCGCTCATACCATCCACCAAGCCGACCCCTGGGCCGAACACCGCTACCGGTGCGGCTTCGGGCGCTGCCGGATTTATCGGCAAGATCTTCGGCGGGTTCCTGCAGCACGGCGGTGATGTGACGCCCGGGAAGGCGTACGTAGTCGGTGAGCGGCATCCGGAATTCTTTGTGCCTCACCAGGCCGGCGAGGTGCGGCCCACGCTGGCGGGAGGCGCACCGCACCAGACGGTGGTCAACTTCCATGTCAATGGTGTGCAGGATTATGACAGCTTCCGGCGCTCAAGCTCGCAGATCATGGCGCTGATGCAGAACCAGATGGCCAGCGCTTATTCCCGCAACCGTTGATATGCCGTTTTTTGAGACCGAGTTTCCCACCAGCATTTCCTACCGGGCCGTCGGCGGCCCGCGTTTCTCCACCAGTATCAACGAAGGTTTCAGCGGCTACGAGCAGCGCAACCGTAACTGGCAGAACGCACGCGGCAAATGGACGGTTTCGCTTACCACGCCCGCGACTTTCGCCGGCAACCGCCAGGGCTTCGTCAATTTGCTGGAAGCGTTCTTTCTGGTGGTAGGCGGCCGTTGGGACCCGTTCCGTCTGAAAGATCACAAGGATTTTTCCGCCACCGCGCAGCCTATCGGCACCGGCGACGGCAGCAATAAAGTCTTTCAACTGGCGCGTACCTACGCAGCCGGATCCCGCACTTACGTTCGTACCATCAGCAAGCCGATCGCGCCGCCGGCCACCGATTTTCAGGGCAACGTGCTCCCGCAGACCGTGCACGTTTACGTCGGCGGCGTTACGGCGTCCGGCTGGACCGTGGATGCGACTACGGGTCTGGTGACATTCACCGCTGCGCCGGCATCAGGTGCGGCCATCACCGCGGACTTCGAGTACCACTATCCCGTGCGCTTCGATACCGACGACTTTGACATGCAGATTGATGAATCGGATGTGTCTGCCGGGATGCCGATCGTGAGCTGGAATTCGATCACGCTGGTCGAGGTGCGCTTATGAAGCTTATTGGCGATCGGCTGGTAGAGGTTCTCTATACGGATGATCACGACAAGCTGATCAACAGGCTGCTGGCTGCGCTGGCTGCGGTGCTCCAGGCCACCGGAACTGCGGGAGAGAGTGCCTTGGGCTGTTTTCTAGACGGTCTGGAATCGCACAGGGATGGCTTGTGAAAACGGCCTCGAGCGCGATGCAGTCGCATCTCGGGAGCTACACCACAAGCCTTGCTTATCTCTGGAAGCTCAAGCGCGTCGATGGAACCATTTTGGGTTTCACCACTCACGACATTGATATCACTTACGACGCCGGCGACGGCGACGGCCCGAGCATCTATCTGGCGGAAAGCGGCTTCACAGCTTCCGCGACCTCAGCCAAGTCGGATCTTTCGGTGGACAATTCCGAGGCGCTCGGGTTCATCGAATCGAATTCGATCCTGGAAGCCGATATCCGCGCCGGCAAGTTCGATAACAGCAGTATCTGGATCCGCTTGGTGAACTGGGCTGACTTGACGATGGGCGACGTACTGCTGCGCCGCGGAACGCTGGGCATGGTGCGGATCAAGAACAACCTGTTCACCGCCGAGGTCCGCGGCCTGGCTTCGAAGCTCAAGGCGCGGATCGGCGCGACCTACGGCCCGGTATGCCGCGCTACCTTCGGCAGCGGCGTCAACGGCATCGATATGCAGTCGCATTATCTCTGCAAATTTGATGTGAGCACGGTCCGCCAGACGGGCTCGGTAGCGAGTGTTACAGACCTGCGCACGCTGACGCCAGCGGCAGGGCTCACCGGCCAGGGCGGATCGACGGGATCCTCCTCGGCAGGTTGGTTTAACGATGGCTTCCTGACCTTTACTTCCGGCAGTCTGGCAGGCGGCAGTTTTGAGATCAAGGCCTGGGACGGCGCGATACTCGAGTTCTTTCTCGATTTCCCTTCCCTGCCCTCGGCTGGCGACAGCTTTACCATCGAGCCCGGCTGCAACCGCACCATCGACAACTGCCAGAACAAATTCAGCAATATCGCCAATTTCCGCGGCGAGCCGTTTATTCCGGGCATGGATCAACTGCTCGATTACCCGAGCAGCACATGACGCCGGCTGAGGTCGTGGCTGCCGCGCGCAAATATTTGGGCCGGCCGATCCGCCACCAGGGGCGCACGGACGCCTTGGACTGTGTCGGCCTGGTGCTGGCAGTGGCCGAGGACCTGGCCCTGGTCGATGTTGCCGGCGAGCCCATCCTGCGGGCGCAGTATACGAATTATCCTTCGCAGCCGGTGAATGCGTTCGTGCATTCCGAATGCATCCGCCGCCTCGATGTGCGGATGGTTCCGACTATGCGCGACAGCCTGACGAAGGTGCGGCAGGAACTCCAGCCCGGTGACGTCGTCACGATCCGGCTGCCTTCCGTGCCCTGCCATACCGCGATCGTCACCTGGCTGTATCGCGAGCCCGGCATCATTCACGCTTATTCGCCGGTCGGCAAAGTCGTCGAGCATCGGCTCGATCAGCACTGGATTCACCGCATCGCCGGCGTTTTCGCCTTTCCAGGCCTCCATGATTAGCTTTCCTTTGCGCCAGGATGGCCCAGGATCAACGATCACTCCCGGGACAGTACGATCCTATGGGTAAGAAATATGGCTAAAATCGCGCTGGGCGCAGCCGCAACCGCCGGCATGATTACCGCCGACGTGCTGACCGGCGGCGCCACCGCCGCTCTGCATCCCTGGCTGGTCCCGCTGATCGAGGGCGCCAGCATCGGCCTGGCGGTGGGTGCCGCTCTGATCCCGCCCAAGATCCCGGGCATCGCGCCTTTACAGGATCTCCAGGTGTCGAGCTCGGCCGACGGCGCGCCCATTCCCTTCGGTTACGGCATGTCGCGCTTCGCCGGCCAGGTGATCTGGTCCCCGGGAATCATCTACCAGAAGTCCATGCCGGCCTCGACCGGCAAGGGCGGCGGCAATCAGGGCGCCGTGTACGTCTACATGGCAGGCTTCGCAGTGGCGTTCTGCGAGGGTCCGGCGATTATCGATCGCGTCTGGGCCGATTCCAAACTGATTTACAAGGGCGGCAACGACTTCGGCACGGTCAGCGTCTGGAACGCGACCACGCCTTACGTGGAAGACGACCTGGTCACCTATACGTTTTACCCAGGTATCGGCGGCCGCAGCACGCAGATTTATCGCTGCATCCTGGCCAACACCAACATCGTGCCGAACGGCAACGCGCTCTATTGGGAAATCGCGCCCTACAGCTATTGGGATCACACGGTGCAGTACCAGCCGGGAAACGAGGTTGTCTATCCCGGCCTGACCAGCGAAGTGGCGCAGGCTGGCACGGTGTATGTCTGCGTTAATCCTTCCTTGAACGACCGACCACCGTCGAGCCCGCTCCACTGGGAAACGACCACGGCCTACTATCAGACGCCCACTCTCTATCCTGGCGACCAGATCCAGCAGCCGGATCCGATCATTCAGTCCGTGGAGGGCATCGCTCGCACGCCGGGCTTCCGGGGCCTCGCTTACGGCGTCTGGGAGCTCATGCCTCTCGCCAATTTCGGCAACCGGGTCCCAAACCTGCGCGCCGAAGTGACCTTCTGCTCTACAAATCCTTGCGGCTGAAATATGGCCTTCTCTATCGTCCATCTGACGACGAAGGCGAATATCGGTACCGGCGTCCAGACGATTTCCATTCCGGCCGTCGCCGCCGGCAATGCCCTGCTGGTTGTGCTCGCCAGCGATTTTACCGGCGGCCAGCTCGCAGGGATTACCGATTCGGCCAACGATAAATTCACTCGCGCCCTGTATCCGGCCACGACCGGCATTGTCGGAACCGGCGACATCTGGTATTGCCTCAGCCCGGCGGCAGGTGCGAATTCGATTGTCATCACGCCGGGCGGTTACAGTCCCGGTATCTGGATTTATGAGATCAGTGCCGGCGGCCAGCCGATCCTGCTGGACGACGCCGAACAGCAAGGAACCACTACTGCGGTGACGAGCTGCACGGGTCCGACGGTCGCGGCCAGCGGTGCCAGCGATTTCTTCGTCGCGGCCTGCGGCACCGCGAAAAATGTCACGACGGTCTCTTCGCCCTGGTCCCTCGATCCCTTGCTGGCGAGCCCGACGAGCGGCACTCAAGGCGCGGCGCATTATTTCGGCGCCGGCACCCAGGTTCCGACCTTTACCCAGGACGCCGCCAGCGGCTACATCGTGGTGGCGGCGAGTTTCAAGACCGCCACCGGCGCCGAACCGAATTATGTCCAATCGGCATTTACCGGTGGATCGCCTAATACTGTTACTGCTACCGCAACGGTCAGCCTTCCCAATCCCGCGACCGCGGGCAACACGATTCTGGTCATGGTCATTACGGATGGCGCGCCGGTAGACGTCACTGCGACCGTCAGCGATTCGCTCGGCGATACCTATTCGCTTGCTTATTCGGGACTGCCCGGGAATCAATACAGCCATTGCCAGCCCTTTACCGCCACGGTTACGGTCGGCGGCCACGTCACCGTTACGGTCGGTCTTTCTTCGAATTCCGGCAATATCCTGGGCTACATGGTCCATGTTGCCGAATATGTCGGCCTGGGTCCGGTGGATGGTGTGGCCACGGCATCGAATTTCAACCCATCGGGAACCTGCACTGTCAATCTCACCACCACAGCTACGGATGTCTTGTTGATGGTCACCGGCGTTCTTGGTTCCTCGCCGACCATAACGCCCAACGCTCCCGATTATGCATTGCGTTCTTCAGGCACCTATTCCAGTGGTGTCGGGGCTGTCATTCATTCTGTTCTCGAAAGTTCAGCCGGTCCCGGTACGCAATCGGTTTCATTCAGTTATACGGGCGTCGCATATGCAAATGGCAATGCGGTTCTCTGGCTGTGGGCGTTCCAAGGCACCGTTGTCTCAGGTTGCCAGCCGGCGACCCTGGCCCAGGCGATCACCGACCTTTGTGTGCGTGCCGGGCTTACTTGCAGTGAAGTCGATGTTTCACTGATAACTGGCGCCAATGTGCAGCCCGTAGAGCAGCTTCGCGGTTATGTGGTGGAGCGGCCCACCACCGCCGCGGAATGCCTGCAGGAAATCATGCGGGCTTACTTCATCGACGCCTGCGAAACCGGCGGCAAAGTGCGCTTTGTGCCGCGCGGCATGCTTCCTTCACCGCTGACTATTGCCGAAGGCGATCTCGGTCTGATCGAAGACAACGCCAAACTCATCGAGCAGCAGTCTCAGGCCGAAGATCTGCCGGTTTCGACCACGGTTTTCTACAACGACGCCCTGGTGAATTATCAGCAGGGAAAACAGATCAAGCAGCGCAACCCGCGCATCCTTACGGTGGCGACCCGGAACCAGAACATTCTATCGCTGCCCTTTACCCTCCTACCGGATGAGGCCCGCCAGGTTGCCGAAGCCGATCTCTACTCGAAGTGGTGCAACCGGCTCAGTTACAAGATGAACCTGTGGCGCGGTTCCTGGGCGCTGCTCGATCCCTGCGATACGGTGAAGTTTGTTTATGAAGGCAAGACTTTCAACATGCGCCTGCTATCAGTACAGATCGGACAGAACCTGACAGCGGCGCTCGAAGGGGTACTCGAAGATTACCGGAATTATAACTCGATCATCGCCGGCAGCGCGAGCTCGGGCAGCGGTATGATGGCCACGGATCCCGGCGGCGGCGTCAGCACCGGCTCGGGCGCGACCGGGGTGGGGCCGCCGGCGCTGGCGCCCACCATGCTCTGGCTGCTCGATATTCCCTATCTGCAGGATGCAGACGCCAAGCCGGGAAGTTCGGGATTCTATGCCGTGTTTTCTTCAGGCACTTCGAACTGGGCCGGCGCCACGCTTTATGAATCTCATGATGATGCGAGCTTCGCCGCCATCGGCGGTGTGAAACTGGCGGCGAGCTTCGGCTATCCGACGGCTGCCTTAGCGGCACCGGTATCACCTTGGGCCTGGGATACGGCCAATACGCTGACGATCCAGATGGCGAACGGAACGCTTGCCGGCAGTACGGACGCCGCAGTGCTCGCGGGAGCCAATGGCCTCATTGTTGGCCAGGAAATTCTGCAGTTCGTGAATTGCACTGATAATGGCGGCGGCAGCTTCACGATTTCAAGGCTGCTGCGCGGCCGCCGCGGTACCGACAATTTCTGCGGTACGCACGCCGCCGGCGAGGTGGCCTTTGCTCCTCTTGCAGGCGGCTTGCTACACCAGGCTGAGCCCGTCAGCCATATCGGCCAACTCTGGTATTACCGCGGCGTGACCAGCGGCGGAAACGTTGCCTCGGCAACGGACGTTGACTTGACCCTGGCCGGCAATGATCTGAAACCTTACAGCGTAGTGGATATCGGTGGCACACTTGATACTTCGAACAATTGGACGATCACCTGGAGGCGCCGCACGCGTGCCGGCGGATTCTACGGCACTGGCGCTGATAGCCTCATTGACGGCCTGAATGGCCCGCTCAATGAGCAGACGGAAGCGTACCAGGTCGATGTGATGTCCGGCACGACGGTGAAGCGCACGATTTCGACGAACGTCGCCACGGCGGTTTACACCGCCACCCAACAAACAGTCGATTTCGGTGCCGCGCAAACCACGCTGACGGTGAATATCTACCAGATGTCAGCCACGGTAGGCCGGGGCTTCAAAGCCACGGCTACCTTGCCGATTTCGGGCGGCGCACCGGCGGCCAGCGTGGTCAGCGGCGATGTCTACGTAAATTAATTCCATGCCGGTTCTTGGCCAAACTCCAACCGAAGCTCATTTGAATCAGACGACGCCGGCCGCGCCCGCGGGAGCGGTCAATGTTGCCTTCCTGGCAGGCGCGCCTTATCCGGATCCGAATAACCCGATTCTGCAGGTCCGCGATATTTCAGCCAACGTGCCCAACGTTGGCGGCGTCTCGCTGCTCTCCGCCAACTATGCGGTCACCGCCGCCGACAACGGCAAACTCCTGGTGACGATATCTTCCGGGTCGATCACTTTCACCCTACCCAATCCTCCGCCCTCGCCAAATTTTGTCGTCTATGTGGACAATCCGACACCCGGCACGCTGTCGGTCTCGCCCAATGGCTTATTGATGGACGGCGCGTCGGGAAGCTTGTCCGTCGGGCATGGCCAGGGCGCAATGATCGCCACCGATGGCGTGAACTATTACACCGAGCGTGGCATGGCCACTGGCGGCGGAAGCGGCGGCGGTGGCGGCACGGTGACCAGCGTCGCGCTTATCATGCCTTCCGAATTCGCGGTCGCAGGTTCGCCGATTACCGGCTTCGGGACGCTCGCGGTGACGAGCAATGCAGAAGCTCCAAACACGGTCTGGGCGGGCCCGTCATTGGGATCCGCGGCTGCGCCGGCCTTCCGCGCTCTGACCCTGGCTGATCTTCCCTCCGGGATCTCCAGCTCGACCCACAGCGAATCGCTGACGGACGGCGCAGGGAATATCATCTTTGCGGGCGGTGATATTGTGACGGTCTGCGGTGTTCCCAACTAACGTAATAGAGGTGTCCAATTGAGTACGCTAGCGCAGGCAATCGGTTCTGGGGTAGCTGCTAGCAGGCCAGCAGCGGGGATCGCGGGCCGATTATATTTCGCCACTGACACGGGAAAAATATTTTGGGATAACGCCGCCGCATGGGTTGACGTGACGCCACCGAGCGGTGGAGGTGGCGCTGCTGCAGCATTGGTTTTGCTGGAAGAGCATAGCGCGAGCAATTCCGCCGAGCTTGATTTTACCGCTTGGTACAGCAGCACCTACGACCTTTACCAGATAGAGATCGTCAACCTTATCCCGGTAACAACCAACACCAATGTTCTGCTGCAATTTTCCACGAACGGCGGGTCCAGCTACGACGGCTCCAGCATCTATTCCTGGCAATCGACTATCTGGGTGAACAATGGCCAGGCGCAGGACGGATATGCCAATCAGGCCTACATAACTTTGAACGGTAACGGCATCGGCAGTCGGCCTATGTCGAACAACGTGGCTTATGGCGGTCTGGTCGGGAGTTACAAGCTTTACAACCCAGGCAGCACCGCTAGTTATAAGCTTCTCCATGGTGAGGCAGATACTTACAACACTGGAGCGGGGCAGTTTATGGGATTGGTGCTCGGCGCTCAATATATGAGCGTTGCGGCGGTGAACGCCTTCCGCATCTACATTAGCTCCGGTAACATCTCGTCCGGCACCGTCCGGGCCTTCGGATTAACACACTGATGAGCCTTCTCAACGTCCAGGACTTTCCGACGGACCCGACGATTCCGGCGATGTGGTTTCCCTATACGCTAATGGTAAATCTGGTGGCCCCGCTTGATGGCAAGGCTCATATCGCCGGCGAGCTTTCGATTCCGAGTGGCCTGCTGGTGGATCTCTCGGCCACGACCGGCCACACGCTGTTGGAGGTGATCTGAATGTCGCGCCTTCGTCTCGCTAAGATTGCCACGCCCTCGGCGCCGCCTGCCACCACCTGCGAGTTGTTCTATTCGTTGACGGATCTGCAGCTCGAGGCGATCGATGAGAACGGCAACATTCTGCGGCTGGGCCCCTTCCTGACATCGGGCACTTCAGGCTATCGGCTGATCCGTGTCTTTATGATCACGGCAAGCGGTACTTATACGCCGACTGCCGGAGCTCGTGCCGTTTATGCAGAATGCATCGGCGGCGGCGGCGGCGGTGGAGGAGCCAAAGCAACATCTGCCAATGCCTCAGTCGGCGGTGGCGGCGGTGCCGGCTCTTATTCGGCGTCTTTTCTGACCTCATTGGCCGCGAATTATACGGTTACCATCGGTGCTGGGGGCGGCGGGGGCGCTGCCGGCGCTGTGGGCAGTCCCGGCAATGATACGACATTCGGCAGCGCCATGACTGCTAAAGGCGGCAGCGGCGGGGGCGCGGGGACGACTGCGGGAACGACCACGATCAATGCGGCAGGCGGTGCCGGCGGCGTGGCCGGAACCGGTGATTTCACCGTGCCGGGCCAGATGGGTTTGCAGGGTCTGGTCATCAGCGGAACCTTTGCCTGCACTGGCGGCGGCGGCTCGGGGATTTGGGGCGGCGGAATCGCTTCCGAATGGTCGAGTTCGACGACGCACGCCGGTATCACGCCGACTGCGCCCGGTTGTGGCGGCGAAGGGGGTCTGAATGTGGGCGGGGGCGCGCTGAGCGCGGTCAATGGCGGCACCGGTGCGCCGGGCATCGTCCGCGTGTGGGAGTTTGCTTGAGGAGGTAATCACGAATGGCTGCTGCTCGCGCTTTTGTCTGCGTTACTCGCTTCGACATCATTGCGGGCAATGCGACCCAGTTCACGATCTCCTATCAATGCATCGTGGGTGACGGCGTTAATCCCGGCGTCGATTTCGCGGGTACCTTCGTGTACGATGCGACCCTGACCCCTGCCGCAAATCTTAATGCGGCGAAGACAAAAGTCGTTTCGGACTGCGCTAGCGTTGGCTTCGCGGGCATGACGAATAGCAACGTTCTGGTGGACATCACGTTGCAGTGATATGCACCCGCTCTGGGAATCATTCCTCTCGCCGCGGGCCCGCTTCACGCGGATCGGGATGGCGCTGCTGGTCGTGGCGGTAATCGTGTGGGTCTCGGTGGACCTGGTGCACGATCACCAGCTGCCCGAGCTCTCGCACGTCGGCGAGTTCCTGGCGGTCAGCGGCGCGGCCCTTTACGCCATTGATAAAGCGGCCGGCCACCTCGGCGACCGGAATGAGGAATGAAACCTATTGCGCTGTCGCGCTCCATTTCTCCATGATGAAATCCTTGTCAGGCGGTGTGTCAGCGAGTTTTGCCACCTTACAATCCGCCCGCATCAGAATTCCGTCAGAGCCCGCCCGATAAGTGAGACCTATATGGGCGATCTGGATAACTTGGTTTTCGATGGGATGCTTGATTGGGACCTCGAATGCGTTCTCGCTCTCCCATTTAACTTGAAGCGAATTATTTCGCTCAGTGAATTGCTCGCATACGTTTTCAGCGCCTTTGATAAAGTCAGCACGGTTAAGGAGTGCCGGCTTTGGAGCGCTGGGCGATGGTGATGTTTGCGATACGCCGGCTGCTTGTGGTTTCGGTCCTACGGTGGCGGTTACCGGATGTGCGCTCTGCCAGCTAAGGCCGAGTGGTATCAGGACAAGTATGCCTACGAATATGATCGCGGCGATTTTCTTTTTGGAATCTGTCATTAGAACTACCTCCGTCTGGCCCTATCGACCATCCCGCCTGAAGACTTGAACCTGATCCGGGTGCTTTCACCTTTCTTTCGCTTTCTGGTGGCTGTTCTGGTGGCTATAAAAAGCCGAAGTGGCTGTTTTAGTGGCTGTGGTTCCGCAAGCTTCCACTGCTCGCCACGCCTGTAAACTATAGACAGAGCTCGTTTCCACTAGCTGCCGCTATTAACCACTACATTTGGGGCCCAAATTCGAAGTTTGGTGCGCAGTTTAGCTAACCATAGGTTTTTAAAAGACTTGTTTGTTGCCGCTCCGGCGAGGTGGCTGTTCTGATGGCTGTTGATTTTTGCCCGATCAGGACCGGACCATTCGCTATTGTTTCGCTTTCTTTTCGCTGTTGGCGGCCAGTCTTGGGATACTTCCTTGCCAGCTTATTGATGTTGGCCTGCTGGTGGCCCGGAGTCAGGTGCGCGTAGCGCAGCACCATGGCAATTGTGGTATGCCCGAGAAATTCCATGATGTCCTCGAGCGCCACGCCTGCCATGCGCAGCCTCGAAGCGAATGTATGGCGTAGGTCATGGAAATGGAAATTGATAATGCCCGCCTTGGCGATCGATTGTTCGAACCAGCGGCGGCGATCGCGCTTTCCGCGCGCAAAGCCCTGGTTAGCCCGCCGCGGCAGCACGAATTCAGAACCTTCCGAGCGTTCGTATAATTCGATCAAGGCCTGGGCCGCCACTGGGTTGATAGGCACGTGGCGGATCCGGCTGCGGCGGCTGTTGGAATGCGCCTTGCCGATGATGGTCAACTGGCGGCGGTCGAGATCCACCTGGTCCCAGCGCAGGGTATGAAGCTCGAGGCGGCGCGCCCCGGTATGCAAAGCCAGATCAAGTTCGGCCTCGCGATCGGGGAAGTCCTGGCGGATGACCCGGCGCAACGACGCCTCTTCGCCGGCGTCGAGGAACCGCACCCGCATATCGGGCTCACGGAAGCGCTTGACATCGCGCGCCGGGTTATGTTCCAGCCTCTGGTTCTCGATGCCCCACTTGAAGATCCCGCTTAGCAGAGCCTGGTAGCGATTGGCCGTCGTGCCGGCATAGCCTTCATCGATCACTTCGCCCAGACATCTGGTAATCATGCCTGCGGTGATTTTGGCGGCCGACATGTTTCCAAACCATTTCAACAAGCGTCCCGACATGTAGCGATACTCTTCCTGGGTGCGCGGCTCAAGGTTATGGCGCCGTCCGACGGCGGCCGCTTCGAGCAGCGCCTTGAAGCTGATGCCGGTGACCCGCGTGGGCGGCCGGAAGCGGCCTTCGCGGATAGCGTGTTTGCGTTCGTAGTAAGTATCGCAGGCCAGGCTGAAGCTGCCGATGCTTTCGCGGTGGCGATGGCCGTTGGCATCATAATAGTTGATCCAGTAGACGCCGGAACCCTTCGGGTGCTCGAAAACACCGCGTTGTTGCTTTTTAGGCATTAGTTCTCTCCTACCGAATGCACCAGGCCGCGGCCTCGTTCGAGCAGCGTAAGCCGCTTATCCAGGTCGGCGATTCTGCCTGCCAGGACCTCGACTTTGGCTTCGAGCAGCTCGAGGCGCCGTTCCAACGAGTCGATGCGCCTACTGATAAGCTGAAACCCGTAATAGTTCAACAACAGCGCGGTGATGGCCACCAGCACGCTGCCGCTGGTGCTGATCAATGCCACGATCACCGTCTCGCTCATCTGGATTTTTCCTTTCGCTCCGAATCTGGCGACAAGGCCCGGGCCATAGCGTCCAGGATGAACTGCTTCAAAGTGATATCGCGGTCAATCGCCGCGCGCTTGGCGCGTTTTACCAGCTCGCGATCGACGTCTCTCAAGTTCAAGGTCATGGTCATAGCAGTTTCCTACCTCCAATATTGAGCTTAGCTAGGATATTCAGCATAGTCAAGTAGTTGCTGCCTGTAAACCCGTGAAGTTATTAGCCTCCACTACATCATAAAAATAGTTAAAATTTTTAGTTGACAGCTTGTTTATGAGAAGCGTAGCTATGACTAATGCTTCATACCTTGCACAAGCTTAAGCGTACTAAAACCGTGACCCTTGTCCTGGATCCCGAGCTTCTCGATCTGCTGCGGGAAGCGAGCCGCCGGGAGGAACGTAGCGTTTCGCAGATCACGCGGCGCCTGCTGCGTGCGGCGCTCGAAGGCTACACCGCTACCCCCCCCCCAAGTAAGCTAGATCAGCCTCCCTGATACCCAATAGATCCGGACCAAAGCTCGTTTGCGCTCGCGCAGACTCAAGGACACCTCTTTTCATTTTCGGGGAGAGCCGCCATGCCGGAACGCTATTCGCGCCGCAACGCCGCCCGGGAGCTGGATATGTCCGAATCGTCGTTCGACATGTTGAGACGGCGGGTCCGGATCAGAGAGATCCGCCAGGGGCGCAACGTCTATTTTCTGCCGGCCGACATTCACCGCCTGGCGTGCCTGAACCTGCCCGCGATCTGGCCCAGCAAACAGAACGGCAAGACGACGCGACATTTTGCGCCGGTCAAAGTTGAGTTGAATGCTGCGAAGAAGGGTGCGACATGAAGGACGGGCCGGAAAGCGCCACACTTCCCGGTCCGCATAAATTCTGAGGAGATAATTCATGGATATTTTAATCAAAATCGAAGGCGCAACGCCACTGCTCATGCACAATCCTCAACTCTGCGATCCGGAGAATGAGATCGTGCGTGAAATCCAGGCCATTACCAGTAAGCGTAAGAAAACGAGCGAAGACCGTAAGGCGATTGCGCGGCTGGAATGGTTCGGTGGCCTCTATTTAAGAGGCAAGCAAATCGTACTACCTACAGCCAACGTACGTAAGTGCCTCATTGAGACGGCCAAGATTTCACGACTCGGACGACAGGTAGAACGTGCTCTCAGTTTCACTGAACTTGATGTGCCGCTTGAATACGATGGGCCGAAAGATCTTGAAGCTTTGTATGCGAATTCGCGTTATGCCTCGCGGCTCTCGGTTGTTATCGCAGGCAAGCGGACTATGCGGGTGCGCCCTTCTTTCCTGCCTTGGAAGCTCACAGTAGCTGGTATATATATCGATGACGCTGGTCTGAATTATGACGAATTGGAACGTATCGTCAAGCTCGCTGGCCAGGTCGAGGGACTCGGCGATAATCGGCGCAATGGCTATGGCCGATTCAATGGTCTGCTTGCCAAAGCAGTTTCAAAGGCAGCTTAACGCGGCGGGGCTAAGCCTGGAGTGGCCCGGAGTGGCGAAGCTTGGCCGGGTAAGGCATGTCCTGGTGATGCGCGGCTCGGTCTGGCAAGGTCAGGTTTGGCGATGCGTGGCTCGGCAAGGGCAGGAAATGAGATTTCAATTTTCGTGGTGGGGCAAGGCATAGCAAGGTCGGGTCCGGCTTGGCTTGAGCTCGGTCTGACAAGGCTTAGCCAGGTAGTGCCCGGCAGGACAAGGTGTCATCTGGCCTGGCGAGGGTAGCTCAATGGACGAACGATTTGAAATTCGGCGCGCTGATGGGCGTTCACATCAAGAAGTCTTAATCAATCACGTTGCTCAGTCGGAACCTGGGACGATCTTTCGGTACGAGAGTTTGCTCGAGGTCATGAATGATGGTGTTGATCCCGATCATCCCCTTGACCGTTTCCGTCTCTGTGCTATCGTTCGCCTGGCTAATCTCCAATTGCTGAAAAGCTATCAGCGCGAATTACGGAATATTCGCAGGACCGGTTTTCGAATGGCGTCCGCTTCGGAGCAACTCGTGCTTGCCGAACATCGTCGTGGCAAAGCCAAACGGCAAATGTCACGGGGATTATTGGACGTTGAAAATATCCGTTTTGATGAGCTTACGGCAAGCGAGCAATTACTCCACGCCCGTCAGATCGTTGGCTTCAAAATCGTCTATCACATGATTCGTGGTCTTCACGCTCGACAAGACCGGCAAGAAGAAGTTATCGAGAAACTTCTGAAGCGCCAGGATGAATACGCGGCCCAACTTGATGAATTGAAGAAAAAGAAATCAACCTTCCCGGCAGGGCCTGGCCCGGCGTAGCGCGGCATAGCCCGGCATGGTTCGGTCTGGCTTGGCTCCGCATAGGCTGTGCGTGGCAAGGGCAGTGGTGAGATTGATTCTGAGCCTGGCACGGCATGGGCTTGGTGTGGCCTCGCAATGCTTGGTTAGGCGCAGCCCGGTAAGGCGTGGCGAGGGCAGGTTTAATTTAACGAGTTTGGCGGGGCCCGGCACGGTGGCGTGAGGCCAGGCAAGCTACGGTAGGTCGCGGCGAGGCAGTGCAAGGCAAGGGCAGCAGAAATGAACCTGGGAACTATCACCGGCGACGGGCGCCTCTGGTCGATCCAGCTCTCCGACGAAGCCACCTAGCTGCTGCGCGCCTTCGTCCAGGCGCAGACCAAACTGGCCAACGCGCTGGAAAGCCTGGCTGAGACAGCGATCGCCCTGGCGGCCCAAGAATTCAAGGAAGGAAAACAATGAACCACTATCGCCCCGAGCTGCCCGCGATCCCGCGGCGCATGCTCTCATTGCCTATAAGACGTGGTTATCCAGTGCCCTGGTTCGTCGACGTCAATCCCGAGACGCAGGACTATGACTTCCGCATCGCCGACGCACGCAAGTGGGTGCGGTCCGTCAAGGAAAAGCGCTGCTGGCTTTGCGG